TGACCACGCGCGTCTCAGTGCGATACGTTCCAGCCTTGCTCTGGGACAACTTAGTCGTCACCCGAACTTGACCTTCTGTAGGGACTGAGGCCAGTGCCTCTCGCCAAAGAGCTGTCGATTGGTTGTCGTCTCCGACAACCTTGATAGCTCCGAGCGAGTGCGACACCGGCGTCGTTGCGCCATCAAAGGCGATTAACGTAGCGATAGCTGACATGCAGCATTTCTCCAAAGGGGAAAGTTGTTGAAAATCGCACTCCAGTCATACGAGGGCCTGTTCTTCAGATATGCCGTGAGGCACTCTTCGGTCCGGACCCGTGCGTTGCTACTAGTAATGCAACCGCGTTGGCACAGTGTTTCCACGAGGCGATCTTATCCAAAGTTTTAAATTTTGGAGTAGGAACCTGAAGGGAGGACGATACCGCTCTCTGGACGTCGATGCTGAAGTAACTGCCCCGGGGAGGGACAGTGTACTGAGTACCGGCGTAACCGTTGAATGGCACCGTCTGCTTAATACCCTTGTAAGTACAGGCTATCCTGGTCGTCTTTGTGGTGACAAAAGTACCCGTCAAAGCACTAGCTAAAGAACGGGCCGCAAGGTAGGACCCGATTGGAATAAACCAATCGGCAACAAAACTGAAAGGTGTTAACTCCCAGACTACACTCGCGGGGTCAGTCAGTCCACTGAGTTTGGCCGTATCGACTTCCTCAAGTCGAGCAATTATCTGAACCTGGGTTACCCCATGCCCAAAGAACTCCTCAAACTGAGTACCGGCTATCGGGCCTATCTCAATGTTCTTTTTCCGCCTGACCTTATAGGTCTGGATCATCGGAAAGTTCAGGACTTTGGCTAAAAACTCCGCCGCCCCAAACGCATCCTTAACCAGAGGGATCCACCCGTACTGCAACTCTAACCAATTCTGTGCCGCAGTTTTCCTAACAGTAGGCTTTGCAGCCCCCATCAAGTACTTCTTTGGCCTAGACTGGGTCAAGGCAGCGACAGCATCTCCGACTCTACCCTTCTTCACCGACCGATACGCTTGAAAGAGCCGTGTCGCAGAGTTAGCTATCATCGCAAGAGCTTCGCGGCCTTCGCCGAGAAATACTCCCATGTTGAAGTCAGACCCTGCTACCTTCTCTCTCAATTTATCGATGGCTTTTAAGTCGTCGTTGGAGTTCCACGAGTCAGACGCATTTGTCTGAACCCAACCGTAAGACCACAAATCTTGCGACTTGTACTTGGCCTGTTCGTCAATTTGACCGAACGACCACCGGTTCCATTCCACGGGAGTATCCCGGAAGAATGAGATTGTGGCGCTGTATGGGTGATCTACTGTCTTCCTTCGCGTCGGCACATCCACTCGTCTTTTAAACGAAAGGACCTTCCCCTCCCTTGTGATCAGCGTATCACGAGTATACACTGGCTTCGTAGGAGGATAATCAGAGCCAGACCAGACCTTCGTATAGACAGATCCAATCGGTCTAATCGAGGGGCCCACCACATACCAGCCTTGCGGCTGAATGATGACCCCACAAGTAACGTTAACGCGTTGGTCGTCAGTTTTAGACCCACTTGTCATAAACACTCCGTCTGTTTCGCCTTATGAGCGATCCGGACGGTTTAAGGCCTGCCCAGAAGGCAGACCTTGGGGACTCGCTTAGAGCCACCCAGAACGAAGTCCACTCCGCTTAATGGCCTTTGTCCATTGGAAGACGAGAGATCGCCCCCAATGTGACGCCTAGATCGAACGCTTGGATGCGATCGTAATAGCCTTGTAGGCTATTAACTAGGCCCTTCAAGATGTCGACGTCGGGTTGCCCCGACGCCGCCTGCGCCGCGTCCGAGAACGCGACTCTTTGAAGGTCGGCCAGCATCTCCTCCACTGACGGGAGGCAGCAGTGG